GGAGAATGGAGAGTTGAAAAGGCATCTGCCGTCTCTCCAAAACAGCGTGCCCTTGCTATGCTTAAGCAAGGTTTTTCTCCTTCTGATATATTACAACATGATCCGGATGTGTATTTTACTCACTATCGGGCAATTGAGGCTACTTATGGCCTCATGGAGAAAGCCGGGATAATATTAAGTACCCTCGGCGAAGAGGAATAATTATGGCCAGGCGTAATTACAAGAAGAAGGGCATGAAAACTCAACCTTCTGTTAGAACCCTAACTTTTCCTATACCTGATTTGTCAAAATCTAATGTTCAATATATTGATATTAGTCAGGCGGCAAGTTTGGTTAATCGCCGATTTTATCGCCAAGGTTTGAATTGGGCTGTTGCAGGTTTTAGTTTGCATACTTCCAATGTTGATGCTTCAGTAGGTACTGGTAGCATTTCGATTGCTAAGATTCCTTCGACTTGGATCGCTTCAAATTCATGGGAAAAGGCTTTCCGTGCTTGGAATAAGCAACAAATGGATTCTATTACTGAATCCGGCGCTCAAAGTGCCGTTGCTAAGTTTAGAGATTTTAAAATACATGCAGACGTAACGCATGTGCAAGAGGGTTTTTCTAGTAATATGAAACCCGGTCTATTACTTGCTTCTGATACTTGGGAATATTATTCAGAAGGTGAATGGGAGCCTTCTCAGGTTGTTATTCCTAATATTTTACCCGATGGTTCAGGTTCGGAAATTGAACCTCAAGAAGTTCTTCTTCATATGACTGGTATTAATAATAATGGTGGCGTTTCTCGTGGTATTATTGAAGGATATGCTGATTCTCGTGCATTCCCTCAAAGTCCTGACCCTGTAAGTCCGGATATTAATTCAAACAATAACTGGCTTAGACAAATGTTTGATGTAGGTAATGACAATTCTGACATTACTGATAATGCTACTAATACTAATGATGATTTGCCTTATCCACAGGTTGATTATCCTGGTGGTGAAACTCAGGCTGCTGGTCTTCAATATCATGATAATTTGAATATAACCACTACTACTGTGTCAGGTAAAACTACCTGCCGAGGTACAACTGTTCCTTGTGGTTTGATACGCTTAGTGATTGATAGTTCTCTTGGTGCTGTTGCTCCTATTCCGGGTGCTCAACCTGCCCCTATTGCTTGGATTCAACTCCATTTGGTTCCGGGCAATCATAGAGGATACCTTTGTGAACCTATGACGGAGATGTGATATTATGAATACGGCTCCCATTGAAACTGCTATTGCAACTTCCAAGATGGCTATGGTTATTGATCATCTTAAAAATAATCGTATTGAGTACTTGGTACTTGTATTATTCTCGCATGTACTTGGTCTTACCTCCAAGGCTACGGAACATGTTAGTGGAGTGTGTGCATGATGACTTGGAAAAAAGGTAAAACATTTAAGAAAGGAAATAAAACTGTTCGTTATATTTACAAGAACGGTAGAAAATCAACCAAGAAATTGGTTACCGTGAAGAAAGGTGGTAAGTCTTATCGCCGAAGATATTGATACACTAGCCAAGTGTGGTCAGTGTGATACTCGTACTCTTAATCGTTTCATCATTGAAACAGCCGATGGACATATTGTTCATTGTATATGCAATTCTTGTTATGCGGAGTGGGTTGAATGAATGCTAGTGATTTTATTCCAGTTTATGGTTCTTATACTTCTACCCGTGATGTCATTCATGACTTTGACGAAGGTAATATATCCTTTTCTGAGGCTGCTTTTAGATCTATAGGAGTTGGAATGTTTTCTGGTGCATCGACGATCGTGTTAAGTGAATTATTTGGATTTTCGAAAGGTACAGTTGCTTTGGCACGCTTTGGTGCTTCGGCTGCACCTGTTGTTCCGTATGTAGCAGCCGCTGTTGTTTCTACTTATGTTGCTACGGAGTATGTAGCACCTCATATGGGTTCTGCTCTTCAGGATGCCCTGGCTCCTACTACTGGTGTTGGTAGTCCTCAAACTATGCCTTCTTGGATGGCTGTTCCGATGTTTTTTGTTGGTTTGGTTTCTTGATACACTACCTATCCTTCGCAGCGAAGCGGAGTGGCCTGTCCGGCCAAGAGGACAAAGGGGGGGCAACTGACCGTTTTTCACGGTAAGTATTATTACCCCCCCCTAGTTAACAGTTCACATGGGCACCACTGTGGACTGTAAACGAGATGTGAAGATTAACAAAGACGAACTAGATTGGTATAAGGACAAAGTCGCAATACGAAAATATCTTGTATTTTTAGGTCGTCTGAATAATTTGAATGGTAATATGTTCTACCGAACTTTTCCATACTGGGAGATCCAACCTGATTGGTGGTGCCAGGAATGATTGGCATTTGTCGCAATTGCGGCCAATGGTGTTGTAGGTGTCAATGATGCAGACAACTTTGAATTGGTTTGCTACTTTGGCCGAACCTTGTATTATTGATCTATGTGATCAACTTAGTCAATTTAGAAAACATTTGTATTCGGATAATATTTTATCCGTTATTTACTTGAGGAAACCCGAGGATTTTCCTTGGTCTCAAGTTACTACTTTATTCTCTTGGAGTGAGTAATTTGACTCAACAAAAGAGGCATTGGGTCGGTACTATTTTTGCCGGCCATATTGGTTTAGACGATGATTGTAGTGAAGAGGAAACTATCGACGCTTTTCGTCGTGAATGGCAGAATCTACAAGATTTGCCTAATATGCGGTATTTAGGCGGGCAAGTGGAACGTGCCGATACCGGAAGACTTCACATCCAATTTTACGTAGAGTTCTCGAAATCTTATCGGATGAACGAGGTTTTACGTACATTAAGTGCTAATATTGAACCCCGCAAGGGTACCAGGGATGAAGCACGGAAATATTGTAGAAGTACAATATACAAAGGCAAGAATAAAGGACGAATTGTACTATTGCCTGAATTTGGAGAATGGAGAGTTGAAAAGGCATCTGCCGTCTCTCCAAAACAGCGTGCCCTTGCTATGCTTAAGCAAGGTTTTTCTCCTTCTGATATATTACAACATGATCCGGATGTGTATTTTACTCAC